CGCCCAGCGGCGCCGGGGGCTTCGCGGCCGCAGCACCCGCCTTCTGGTCCGCGATGGTCACCGTGTCCTCAGGGGCCACGCCCTGCGCCCGCTGGTCAGCCACGGAAACCGGCCCGGCCAGGGCCGCCGCGGCAGCCTCGGCACGCTCGACCTCGACCGTGAAACGGCCGTCCCCGGCAGCCATCAGGACCGGCTCAGCGCGATGTACGGGACACCGCCGGTCAGGGCCGTGAACCCCGACAGGTTCGCCGGGGCCGTCGCCGTCGCCGCCAGCGCGGCACTGAACGCCATCGGGACCTGCCCGGTGACCAGGATGCCCCCCGGCACGCTGGAACCGGTCATGCCGTCCAGGGCGCCGCCCGCGCCCGACGAGCTGTTATACAGCGCCACGCCGAGCACCAGCGGGCCGTCCGTGCCAGTCGAGCCCGGACTGGCACCGACCGCGTACGGGGTCGTCAGGGTGAACTTCTGCAGCGCCCCGGAGCTGGTGAAACCGGACGTGCTGTCCGCTGACTGGGAGATCAGCGTCGCCGCCGTGGTGAGCCCCGTGTAGATCGCCGCCCAGCCGTGGCTCGCGGTCGCCGCGGTGGCCGTCTTGACCCCGATCGAGATGGCGCCGATCACGTCGCCCTGCTGGACGACCACCGGGTAGACGCACACCGCGTTAACCGTCGGCGTCACCCCCGTGGACAGGATGTCCCGGCGGCTGATCGTGGTGCGGTACGGCTGGGCGGGCTTGCCGTCCAGCATCCACTCCTCAAACGTGTCCGGGTAGCGCCCGGACGTCAGGTCGCTCATCAGAAACCCACCAGCCCGCCGGCGGTGCCCGTGGACAGCGCAGCCCCGGCCGTGGTGCCCGAGTTCGCGTTGCCGTACGAGACGATGCGGCTGTTCGCGTCCTGGTAGCGGTTCGGCAGGAACGCCAGGTAGGAATAGATCTGGAACCGGACCTGCAGCGTGCCGGACAGGATCTCCTGCAGCACCCGGGTGCGGATGTCACCCTCGAACAGCAGCAGGTCATCGAAGGTGCCCGAGATCGCCGGGGTGAACGTGTCCCCGCTGCCCGTGCCATCAGTCGGCGAGACATGCCCGGCCGACGTGGTGGACATCAGGGGGTTGGTGGACGCCCCGCCGAAGGTCAGCGGGATGTTGTTGTCCACGAACCACGGCTTGCCCAGGATCGACCCGACCGGGCCTTCCGCCGCCGCGTTCGGGTCGAACTCGGCCGCGGCATTCCACGGGCCCTGCGCCGACGGGACCACCAGCGGGCGGCTGTTCGTGTCCGCCGAGGTCGCCATCGCATACCACGCGGCCGGGTTCGTCACGATCGCGGACGCGGTCTTGAACCGGTTCCGGGAGATCTGCGACAGCAGGGAGCCCATGCCCTGGTAGAAGCTGTTCGCACCCACCCACTGGGCAGTCGTGGTGCCGGTCACCGTGTTCACGATGATGCCCGGCGTCGAGCCGCCCGTGATCGTGCCCTGCGGGTACAGGCCCGTGATCTGCCCGGACGACCCCGAGCCCAGCAGCACCTGGCCATCGACCTGCATCGCGTGGTCAGCCATCAGGTCCTGGCTGATCACCGAGTCAAACGCGATCGGCGACTGGTCCAGCAGCTGCATCGCCACGTCCTCCTGACCCGCGACCGTGCGGACCAGCGCGTTGACGTAGTTGTCCGCCATGTCCCTCGACGGCACGGCGCCACCGTCAGCGGTCTGCGGGCCGGTGCCGGTGCCGGTCACGATCCGCGGCAGGTTGATCGAGTCGGTCCCGGCTGGCAGCGGGATCGAGTGGCACAGGTTCGCCAGCGTGCGGCCCGCACGCAGGTACGGAACGTACTGGTCCACCAGCCACAGCGGCGGGACAAAATAACCGCCGGTCCCGTCGGTGCGGTTGATCGCGCGCTTTTCGAACACCTGGCCGCCGGAGCCGTAGAACTGCTCCATCGCCCGCTCCTCCGCGCGGGACCGGGAGTGCAGCCGCTCAACCTCACCCCGCGCGGCCTGCGCGCGCCGCTCCTGCCGCTTCGGCAGCTCCACGCGCAGCTCGGCGGCGTGCCGGTTCAGGCGCTCCTGGGCGCCGGACAGGCCGTCCGGGCCGCGGTCCTGCCGCAGCTCGGCCCGCGCCAGGTCCAGCCAGTAGCTGTGCGGCGCGTGCTGCCCGTAGATCATCGGCTCGCTGGTGACCTGCGCACCGCTCGCGGCAGGGGCACCGGAGCCGTGGTCGTCGGCCATCCCGGCGTTACCGGCGCGGGCGGCGCGGGCGCGCTCCTCACGCTGCGCCTGGTCGCCGAGGTCGTCGAGGCGCTCGTTCAGCGCCCGGATCTCGGTCATGTTCGCGCCGTAGCGCGTGTCTTCCTCGGCCGTGGTCGCCCGGTTCGCCGCCGACGCCTGCGAGAGAATCTCGCGGTTCGCGGTGATCAGGGACGCACGCCGGGTTTCGAGCTGGCCGGTCAGGTCGTGATTCTCGTCGCCGCCCGCAATCACCCGGATCGGACGGCCGTCCTTGCGGTAGCCGATGATCGTCCCGGGTGCAGGGGTCAGGCGCAGGCTGCCAGGCATCGTGCCTCCACGCAGAGATGACTTGGGATCGCGGCGTGATCGTCATCTGCGTGGAGCGGGGCAGGTGGTCACCTCAAGGGTGCCGGGCTGCGTGCGTCCTGGCGGGAATCACACCCGTGTAACTACCACGGATTATGCGGCCTGGTGCCGGTGCGCCGCAAGTTTCACTTGCGCTTCCGGGCGCCCTTCGCCGGCGTCTTGTGGCAGTGCGCGCGTGGCGCCCGGGCCGCCGGGGACGCCTTCGGGGTCTTCCGCGCCCGCTTCACCTTCCCGGCCCCGGCCGCCGGGGCTGCCTTCGCCGCGTGGCAGCTCACCGCGCGGCCGCCAGCTCCTCCAGCTCGAGCTCACGGGAGAGCAGCTCGAGCTTGCGGGCCGCGGCCATCTGGACCTCCTCGCCCGGGATGCCCGTCGAGTCGTCCACCGTCACCGTGGCGCCCGTCCCGAAGTTGTGGCCGCACTGGTTGCAGAACTTCGAGCCGCCATGGTTCCCCGCCTTGCACTGCGGGCACGTCAGCCCCGCCGCATGCGGCGCCGCCGCGGCGTCGTAGTCCGACGCGAAAGACAGGTCGCTGTCTTCCGCCGCCGACGCCCGCAGCTCCACCGGCAGGCCCGCGGCCTTCGCCTCACCGAAGCCCGCCAGCGTGGTCACGTCCACGCCCAGCTCCTTCGCCCGGCGGCGGATCAGCGCCTGCGCGGCCTTCCAGTCGCCGTGATGCGACGCCGCCAGCACCGCGGCGGAGTGGAGCTGGGCGATGTTGTTGATCGGGTACGACTTGTCCGGCAGCGAGTTCCCGGCCGCGTGGGCCTTGTCCCGCTCAGCCTGCGGCACCGACAGCAGCTCGTACGAGACCAGGACCGCCGCGTGCTTTCCCCCGTCAGGCAGCGGCTTGCCCTGCTTGCCGTCAGGGTCAGGCGGGATCGCCTTCAGCTGCCTGCCGTCCGCGCTCCAGTAGTCGTGGTCGCTGTCACCCGATGGCGTGCTGTCGTCATCGCCGTCATTGTCGGGGTCGAACACCCACTTGCCGTCACGCCGCTGCCAGCCGCCGTGCGCAGACGCCCGCCGTTCGAGCAGGGCCGGGCCGCCGATCGCGGCCGGGCGGCGGAACGCCAGCTGCTCGACCGGGAACATGGAGATTCCGGCCGTCGCCGCGTTCGCCCCGTGGGTCACCGCACAGACGTCGCCGCGGTGCAGGTCCATCTCCATCACGGTGCGGTGCTCGAACCCGTCGTCCCACTGCTGCTGATTACACACAAAGGCCAGCGACATTTCTGACATGTCGCCCCGTTCGACCGCGCTGGCGAGTGCCCGGACTTCCTCACGGCGGCCGTCCATCGACGGCACGTGCACGTGCAGCCCGCGGGTGTCCTCGGCCAGCTGCATCGTCCCCGACTTGGTCCGGGCCAGCGGGATACCGGAATCGTCATGCCCGATCAGGAACGGCACATCGAGGTTCGGGTTGGCCAGCGACCGCTTGCATGCGCCCTGCGCCACCGACTCGGTATACGGCTCGCCGAGCGGGTCCCACATGCCGAACGGCGCGTCGTACACCGCGGCGTAGCCGGTGAACTCGAAGCTCGACCCTGCCGCCGTACCGTTCGGCTTGGACCTCATTTCCAGGCTGCCGCTGCTGAAGGACATCCCGATCCGCTCGGGCACGCCCCGCATCGCCATCCGCCGCAATTCACGTTCACGCCGGGACATCGGCCCTCCTTCTGGCTTTGCGCCGGTTCCGCGCCTGCTCTGATTTGGTGGCCCAGCGGACGTTGCCCGGCTCGTAGTTGCCGTCATTGTCGATGCGGTCCAGCGTCATGCCGGCCGGGCGTACGCCCAGGTCACGCTCAATATCAGCGACGAAGTCAGCGACGTTATGCCAGCGCTGGCAGACCCGGATGCCCCGGCCGCCGTAGGACGCCCACTCCCGTCGGCGCGGGTTCCCGCAGCGGTGCAGCATCAGCTTCCAGGTTCCGTACAGCGGGTGCATCGCCAGTCCGTGCGTGATACTGGCCGCCGCGCCAGCGGCCCAGTTGCCGCCCATCTGCTTCGCAAGCAGCGCCAGGTCGGCCGCCTCGCGGCGCTTGCAGCCGCAAGAGACGACATGGCCCGTAAGGAGGAAGTCGATCCGGGCTTCATATTCGGTGCCACAGTCGCAGCGCAGGCGGGCACCGCGGAAACCGCCGGGCCTCGACCGGCAGAAGCCGGTCCGGATCGCCGCATCGAGCACCACTCCGCGCCCGAATCTCTGCCCAGAATCTACGATGTGCTTCACGGGGGTTGCCATGTTACACATTCTATGCGGCCTGCGGCAACGTCGCACAGCAATCACAGGCCCTGACTCAGCCTGGGAAGCATTGGCTGCAGGGGCATGGCGTTGACCTGGTCGCGCTGCTCGTCCGTGAGCGGGGCCATGTCCTCGCCTGCGCGGACTTCGTCCTGGGTCACAGTCCGGGACGCGATCATCGCATGGTTAACGGTCCATCTTGTGAGAATGTCGGTCCTGAGCAATGGGGAAAGGTCGAATTTGACATACTGACCGGCGGGCAAAAGGCTTCCGAGCTTTCTTTCCCACCACGAAATCCACCTTTGCATTGTGTAAGTTAGGAAGTCGAGTGCC